AACTCAAGGCGCAAATCGACGTTGTGTCTGAGCAATTGTTGGAGATATGTAAAGAGCAGGGTGCGCAAACCATACGTACTCCGCACGGCACCATTTCGCGCAGACTAGGTAAACATTACTGGACGAGTGATTGGGATTCGTTCTTCAAGTTCATCAAAGAAAACGACGCCTTCTCGCTCATGCAGCATCGCATCAACAACGCGAATATGGAGCAGTTCCTTGAAGAGAACCCAAACCTTCACCCGCCGGGGTTACAGGCAGACATCAACCAAACAATCGTTATTGTAAAACGCTAAGGAGCGCATCATGAGCAATGATCTTGCTATTCTGGATTCAGGGTTGCCAGACTACTTAAAGTCCCTGAACGTAGACGCCACAACCAAAGCCCTCATGGGCGGCAGCGGCGCTTCGCAATCCAAGCGCATCTCTATCAAGGGCGGCGTGTGGAGATTGATGATCAACGGAAAGGAAGTTGCACAGAACGAAGATCGCCACATGAACGTGGTTATCGTTGCCGCTTCTCCGAAAGTCTCCCGCACTTACTACGCTCAGCAGTATCAGGAAGGTGGCGACGTATCTGCACCTGATTGCTGGTCTGCCGATGGTGAGGTGCCTGATGCCAAGGCTGCATCCCCGCAGTCGAAGCGATGTGTGGACTGCCCACAGAACGTACAGGGTTCGGGTCAGGGTAACAGCCGTGCTTGCCGATACAGCCAGCGACTCGCCGTCGTGTTGGCGAATGATATCGGTGGCGACGTGTTCCAGTTGACTCTTCCGGCTACGTCAATCTTTGGTGAGGGTAGTGCGGGCAAGTGGCCCCTGCAGGCGTATGCCAAGATGCTTGGCAGCAAGGGCATTCCAGTTACTGCCGTCATTACCGAGATGCGGTTCGACACGAATAGCGCAACGCCGAAGATCAACTTCAAGGCGATTGGTTTCTTGGAGAACGCGCAGCACGAACTCGCTATCCGACAGGGCGAGACGGACTCTGCCAAGCGTGCGATTACCATGACGGTAGCCGAGGCTGACGGGGCCAAGCCGAAAGCGATTGCTGCTCCGAAACCCGAAGCCCCGAAAGCAGAGGCGAAGCCGGAACCTACACCTGAACCAGTCAAGCGCGTTTCCAAGAAGGTTGAAGAAGCCGACGCAGCGAAGCCGGATCTGTCCAAGATTCTTGCGGATTGGGACGACTGATGGCGACCGTCAAGGGCTACACAACGTTGTTTGTACAGGCCGTCAACGATGCACCTCCTTTTTATCTTGGCGTCAAACTCGCCAAGATCTGCATCAAATTAGACATACCTGTTGTCGATGTTGCGGAGTACCTTGGTGTGAGCCGTCCTACCGTTTACTCATGGTTTATGGGCAAGCGGGATGTCGCTCCGAAGTACGCGGAACAGGTACAGAAGTTAATTAACAAATTGGCGTAACAATAGATGGGCTAGGTTCGCTACCGAAGAGGGCATCGCCGTCTGCCCCTGCCCATTCTATTTGACGGCTTTTGAGGACGGCTATGCTTTCACGTAAGGACTTTCTTGCCCTCGTACTTCCACCTTTGGAAGAGGGGGAGTCCTACTGCACTGTTGGCATCAAGGAAGATGGGGAGGACAAGGATGTCCGCCAACGCTTTGTCAGTAGCATCGACGAGATTTCTCAACACGCGGATGAGTTCGTAACTAGTCAGTATAACGCTTTCTACGGCGTGGCTAAGTACGGGCCGGAAGGGCGTCGTACCACCAAGAATGCCATTGCTCTCAAGTCGTTTTATATAGATCTTGACTGCGGCCCCGGTAAGCCTTTTGCGGATCTGAACGAGGGGCTCGTAGCCCTCAAGGCGTTCTGCAAAGTCACAAACTTGCCGCGTCCGACCATCGTCAAGTCGGGTATGGGTGCCCATGTCTACTGGATATGCACCGAGGCGCTTCCCCGTGAGCGGTGGTCGTTGTATGCGGAACAGTTGAAGGCGCTATGCGCCCAGCACAAGTTTGAAGTAGACCCGGTGGTGACTGGTGAGGCGGCACGCATCCTGCGTATCCCTGAGACCTACCACGTAAAAGATCCTACCAATCCGTTGTTGGTTGAGGTTTTAAGTTCAGGTTCTACTTTAACTCCTGAAGAGATCCATAAACTTCTTGAGCCAAGTATTGATGTACTGAACTCCAACACGCCAGTCAAACGGCAACTGGATGCCACGACCCTAGCCCTGATGGGCAACAGCCAGTCGCGGTTCAAGACCATACTGGTCAAGTCGTTGGAAGGCACGGGGTGTGCGCAACTCGCCTATATCTTCAACAACCAAACCACGTTGGAAGAACCCATGTGGCGAGCGGGGCTCAGCATTGCACAGGTCTGTGTGGATCGGGACAAGGCCATCCACGTACTGTCTAACCAGCACCCAGAGTACTCGCCGGAGGCTACCGAGAAGAAAGCCAATGAGACCAAGGGGCCGTATACCTGCGAGACGTTCAAGAAACTGAAGCCCGCATTGTGCGAGGGGTGCCCGCACAAGTTCACATCCCCAGTCCAACTTAGCAAAGAGATCGTTGAAGCGACCGAGGAAGACAACAAGGTTGTTGAAGTCGAAGAAGTTACCAAAGAGGAGCGGGAGTACGTCATCCCCAAGTACCCATTCCCGTACTTCCGTGGGCGCAACGGCGGCATCTACCGCAAGGTCAAGAGCAAGGAAGACGACACGGAAATTGACGAACTGGTCTATCCGTACGATCTGTATGTAGTCAAACGCATCATAGACCCTGACTTGGGGGACGCCTTGCTACTGCGGTTCCACACCCCCAGAGATGGCGTGCGCGACATCATCCTTCCGAACACGGCTACGGTGTCTAGGGAACGGTTCATGACGATTGTGTCGTTCAACGGAATCATGGTGCTTGGCAAGAAGCAGGAAACGCTGATGAATTACATAGAGGTTTGGAACAACCAATTGATGCACGAAAAGGCGGAAAAGGCGCACCGGCAGTTTGGTTGGACGGACGACGAATCGTCCATCATTATTGGTGATCGGGAGATCAAGGCCACGGAAGTGGTCTACAGCCCTCCGTCTAGTCCGACGTTACCGAACGTACCGTTCTTCCAACCCAAGGGCGACTTCCATACGTGGAAGGAGATCATCAATCACTATGCCAAACCCGGTCTGGAGTACCGTGCCTTTGCTTTCTTCTTGGGGTTTGGCGTGCCTCTCATGCGCTTCACCGCATTGGATGGTTTCCTCGTAAACCTGTTCAGCCGCGATTCAGGCACGGGTAAGACCACTATTCTCCACGCCGTCAATAGCATTTACGGCAAGCCCAAGGAACTGACTCTTTCTCCGAAGGATACATACAACTCACGTATGAACCGGTTTGGCGTCATGCAGAGCCTTGCCGTGACGATGGACGAGATCACGAACATGGATCCTGAGCAGATGTCGCAGCAGATCTATGACGTTACGTCCGGTCGCGGCAAAAACAGGATGAAGCAGCATGAGAATAGCGAGCGCAAAAACGACACGAAGTTTCAGACCGGCGTTATCTCGTCGTCTAATAGATCTGTTATGGACGCACTGCTATCCATAAAGGGGTTCCCAGATGGTGAGTTAAAGCGCGTTCTTGAGATTCCGATAGAGCCTGAGCCGGATGCAGATGCTATCTGGTCGCGTACTCACTTTGAGCGGCTAGTCAATCACTACGGGCATGCGATCCAGCCCTATGCTCAAGGAATTATTGCGCAACTTCCTGCAGTCAGAGAACTTGTTAACAAGACCCGCGACAAGGTAGACAAGCATGCGCATATTCGTCCAGCCGAGCGGTACTGGAGCCTGATCGTATCTCTGTCAGTAGCGGGGGGCATGATCGCCAAGAAGATGGGACTGCACGATATCCCCATCCAGCCGGTGTTTGATTTTGGCATTCAGTTGATCAAGACCAGCCGTGACAAGGGCAAGGAGTACATGTTCGATGCCGATGAGTTCTTGAGCCTATTCATGCGAAACAAGTACCACGAGGTGCTGATCATCAACGGCAAGAACGACAAGCGCACTGGACTTGAGCAGGGGCCGATACGAGAACCCCGCAACGCGCTGAGCATGCGGTATGAGCCAGACACCAAGATGTTGTACGTATCTGTGGCTGCTTATCGTAACGAGTGCAACCGGCTCAACATGAACTTCGATGAGACGCTGAAGCCGTACATCAAGGCCAAAGCCCTCATCATGCACCCCGGCAATACGCCTATAAAAATCAAGCGCATGTTTGTCGGCACGGCGGCTAGCAACACGGCTGGGGCTCGGTGTCTGTGGTTCGACACAACCAAACTGGGATTCTTCAATGAAGAGTTTTTGCTAAGCGGAGATGAAGATATTCAATCTGCCGATAGTGGTGGAGTGGAATAAGTTCCAACCCGGCACATCTTTTTTTATCCCTTGCATCGACCGCAAACCAGTCGAGAAATGGGTGTTGTCAGAAGCCCGGCGGATGCGGTTAGAAGTCTTGTGCAAACAAGTTGTGGAAGACGGGGTATACGGTTTGCGTGTATGGCGGGTTGTGCCTAGAATGCCCCTGCACTCTAGTTCTCCTCTCTCGGAGACTTGACCCCCGACGTTCTGTCGGGGGTCTTTTTTACTCAACTTCGTCTGTTACGCCGAGTTCTTCGTAGATACCACGAGCCACTTTGGGGTTTACCGTTACGCCGTTGACGGATGTCGCCAACTTCTTGGTGCGTCGCTGGACGGCTTCGTAAAGCGTATCGTATGTAATTCCAAGACTTGGATACTTACGGCTGAACTGCACCGCCTCCTCAACGGATTCTCGGAACCCATCCACATCCCCACTCATTCGCGCTACGGCAGCACGGGCGATAATTGCATTGCGGCGCTGGAAGATCTTGCTCTCCATACGCTTAGTTGCACCGGCAATATCTCCTGCTTCGGCTACATCGCTCGGACGGAATCCGAATATCTGCATGAAAGCATTGTAGGCATTGACATCTTCTACCAGCGGAACGCCCTTCGCGGTCAACGCACCTTCGGTAGCGTATCGGAATCCTTTGGAAACATTGGAGACAGCGCGGGGCATCAACTGCTCAAACGCCCGCTGATAGTTCCCATCTTCTATGTATTCAGCCACTCGCGGCAAACCAACCGCGTAAGAGTACGCAGGGCCAAGAGCCTGCTCCACTGCGTAAGTTATGGGCCCAACTTCAGCCATGCGCTTAGGATCTTCGCGCCAGAACATACCCGTCCAACCCGTGCGGCTAGCGATGTCGATTCCAAACAAGTAGTTGATCGGGCCCTTGTATGCAAACAACCCGACGGCTTCTCGTAGCGCAAAGTCTGCATCGTACGGCTCGTCATCGTCGCCCAATATACCGTTCAATACCGTGACAAGCGCGGCACCCGCACCGACTAGGGGCATGCCCTGCACGCCCGCCGATACAAACGCGGTGGCGAAATACCCAATAATCTCCTTGCGCGCAGCATCCCGAATGACTTTTGAGTCCGGATCGTTGGGGTCAAGGTCTCTCGTAGCCTCTTTGTATGCAGCCTGCAAGAGGTTGATGCGCTTGATACCAAACCGCTTGAACGTCAATGCCGTCTTGGCGATATCGCTTCCCATGATGGGTGCGGTAGCCTTGGGGAAAGACGATCCATAAACATCCGCTACAACGCTTTGGGCTACATCAAAAGCGGCTTGGTCAAAGACATCTGGCGGAGTTTTGTTTTTGGCTTTCTGCAGGTCGTATGCAGCAATCAACCCCACTTCACGGTTGAACATATCGGACTTCGCAAACGCCCAAGAAGTAATACGGTCAACGTTGGCTTTTAGTTTTTCCCATCTGGAACTGAGATTCTTGAACTCCGCGATGTCTTGCAGGCGTTGCTCACGGATGATGCCACTGTCCAACCCACGCTGGATCAACTCCTGCATCTCAGGAGACTTTTGCTTGCTGAAAAATATGCTGCCCGCTTTTACTAACGAGTTGCCTATGCTGCCAATCTTGTGGCCCTTACCCAGCAGGCGACTCAACAGCACCGTGGGCGTATCAATCACGTTGGTAACAGCAGTCGAGATGTTGGCTCCCAAATATAATTGGAAACTCGCGTAGCCAAGTTGCGCCCCTATACCACTGAGGTTGGGATTCTGCACGAAATCTATGTATCGGGTTGCGTAGTAATTCAAATCTTCAGCGACATCAGAACTTATGACTCCTCTGTCCCGCGCATTGGCGGTAGCCACTTTCAGTTCTTCCTGAAGTTCAAAGTACTTGGGCTGGAACTCCATCTTCACTATACGACGTGCGTAACTGTCCGATACGTTTGCGTACGCTTTCAGCACGTCATTTGAGTACCCAGCGGGAGTCACTTCCTGCCTTCGACGCCCACGCTGCAATACGGAATCGGTGGGCAGGTAATCCAAGTAATGCTCAATCACATCCGCTACGATGTCGTCATTTACCCCTGCTTCCTTCATATCTCCAACGATATCGGCAAGGAAACTGGACGGCGGGATATCTTGAATCCTACGTTCTTCTACGCGGGACTCGATGATTGAATTGGGGTCTACCCCTTCACGGAGTATTTCTTGTCGTGCGGCGCTTCGCTCTGCAGATGATTCAAACTGCAACGCCACGGGGTTGCCCGCTCTGTCTGTGTAAGAGAGTTTGAAGTTACCTTGACGGAACAACGGCAGGTACACACGCACGCGCTGCTCGTTGAGTTTGCTTAAAATCTTTTGCCACTGGGCGGGAGTCAGGTACTGCTGCAACTGTTTTTCAACAGCCAAAGCGTTATCGACGTACCCAAGGCGCAATCCCTTGTACACACCTTTTAATGCGGGGTCACGGTTAAAGATTGCAGAAAGTTGTTTGTAGAGCGGATGGTCTACATCTGCCTTCCAATTGATGTTACGAGCCGGGTCTACAAGATCTAGCACCTCGACGCCAAATACTTCTTTCTCTTTAACCTTGCCTTTGGCAGTAACTACCTGCACCTTTGTCTTGGTAGTAGTCGTAGCCATGAACAGGTCACGAATTTTGTTTTGTTCGGCCTCGGAATACTTCTCCATGACCTTTCCCCATTTGGTCATGTTATCCATGAGCGTGTCTTGCATCTTGCGGAGTTCAGTGCCTTCTTGATTGGCGTTCTTCCACAATTTTTCTAACACGTCGGATTTGAGATCCTTGCTGTAAATGCGTCCCATTTCGTGCGGGTCATACAGGGTATACAGCACACGGCGCATGCCAGTCGGTAGGTTAGATGCCGCATTTCGCGCCGCTTCATACGTTTCCTTGGTCGCCGCAGGCAGACTTTGCGAGATTTTACCGACGGCATTGACGAAGGCACGATCTCCCTTGCGCTGCGCTTCCGGGCTACGCTGGTAACGAACCGCTGGATTGAACGGATCGTAGGGGGCTTTCTTGCCTTTGATTACGCGGCGATGCGCCTGCTTCAAGATCTGATTAACGTCGTTATCGGAATAAGTCGAGACCAACCCGCGCTGCCGCATGAAGTTGCGGATATATGCAGCCACCCGACCGTACGCAGCGCGCAGCCAAGACTCTTTAATTGGCCCTGTTTCAGAACGCTCTGCAAGAACTTCCTCAACTGCAGTCGCTGCGTCAAGGCCAAACTTCTCCATGCGCGTTTTAGCCGCAGCCTGCATCTTGGGGTTGGTATCGTAGATACCCTGCATGACATCCTGCAGCCCACCTTGGAACTCTTGCTCAAGGCCGTAGTGCCCAAGGCTTTCATGGAACACAGTGCCGCGCACGGTGGCCTCGTCCTTGGCCCGGTCGGCTAGAACGTAAGTAGTTTCGTTTACGTAAAAGCCCGGCGCGTCTTCAGGAATTTGTTTGCGGATGTTCTCCGGAATAACCGGATCGTTCACACTGCTTGCAACAACTACTTTGGGGGCGTTAGTCCAAGTACGGACGGCATCGTCGGCTACGGCACGAGCACGATCAATTGGAAGGCCAGCACCAATTTTGCCACGTTGGGCAAGAATGCTTTCTTTGGTTGTATCAAACGCACCTACGTTACCAACGGCAGATTTTACCGAAGTTCCTTTTCCCCAAGCGTAGATATCAGATGGATAGGAATAAAGTCGTTCTGGATCTGTTTCTACATTTGCTCTTGGTCCGTAATCAATAACTTGTCTAGCAACTAAAACTTCGCCGGGACGAAGCCTTTGTGCCTGTCTGTCAAATTCAAATTTGTCAAAACGACGATACCCTTCTTTGTTTATTTGAACAGGAAATTCGATTAATTTGTTTGCCTTTACATAAAGCGGAGTAACAGCCCCAGCCTCTCCTTCAAACTCAGGTTGCCCGTACGTAGCAGCAAGTTGTGGGGATGTGCTTGCAAATGTGGCGTAACCCTCTCTTGCTTTTCCTTCTAAGGCTCCTTCCGGAATATTTTTTGCGCCAACGGCTCCTCGATAAAGCACCAGTGGCTTACCTTCTTGATCAACAGCCTTGCTGTCCCCAAACCAGTTTTTAAACTGCGGCGTGCCCACTTGCGGGTTGTACGTACGCTGGAACTTAATCCCTTTACGCCCCGGCTTAACCTCGCCAGAAAGAACTTTCTCCACCACGCCAAAGTTAGGCACCGGGCGCTTCAACTGCTCCGTGATCTGGGTGTACGTTCTTTCATCAATCTGGTCGTTATCAAACGCATCAATGGCTTGCGTACGTAACGCGCTTCTACGATCCGTGACTTGATTAATGGCCTGTTGAGAAACTTGTTGTTGAATATCACGACGTTCTTGATTTACAGGCAGGCCCGCAGCCCTTAGCGTTTCCTGTCGAATTTCTTGCCTACGCTTGTCGTCCCACGCTCGTTTGAGAGAATCAAGTTGCTGTTTTAGCGCATCAAACTGCTCACGTTTAGGACTGCCAATAGCAGGTAATTTTCCGTCTTTGCTCAACAAAGACAGCGCTTGATTTTTAACCGCTTCGGCTTCATCAAAAATTTGATCTGACGTTTTTTCTGTCAGTGTAGGTTCGACCGTCCCCGCTCCAACATCAGTTCGTGTAACAGTCTCGCCAGCATCAGCCATTCCCTGTTCTCCAACTCCAGCAGTTGGGGGTGCTTTGGTTCTTGGCTGCTGTACAGACACTCCAGCCCCTCTTCGAGGGCGGGCAGGCTTAACTTCTGGGCCACTTCGTACACGTTCCGCTCCTACGGGAGTCAACTCCCATTCATTTACTCGATTATTGAACGCTATCGCACCTTCCTTTTTGAGGTCGCCTATTGCTTTTTGCAACTCCATCGGGCGCAACTGAGTCGCAAACTTGAGGTTCGGAATGTTCTTCTTGTCTTCCGTAATCGCCATGGCCCGCAACACACGGTCACGAGGAGCAAGCCTCTCCATGGGCATGCCGGGAAGATTGAGCGCCATTTGCTCTTTGGGTA